GGAAACCCGCCAAAGGGCAGCTCGGCGTTCGCCCCGAAGCGCTTCTGACAGGACACCAGACGTTTGCCGCAGGCATCCTGCGCTCGTGAGCTCACGGTTTCGTCATTGGCGTTGAAGTAGGCGGTGCCGGTGTAACCGCACTCAGCACCCCGGTACTGCCAGGGACAGACGTTTTGCACGATCTGTCGCCGGGGCAGAGACACCCCTTCCAAATCAAAAGAGGCTGCCAGCTCAAACTCGACCACGTCCCGGGTTTCACGCGATTTGCGGTCAATGAAATACACATCATCAGCAAACTCGGCTGAAGGATCGGCCGTGGGGTTGGCACCTGAGGCGAAGTTCACCGCGTCCAGGTATTTGAGGAGCGTGCGCTTTCTGGTGACTTTGGCCCCCACCAGGTCCTGGTAGGACAGGATGAGCGCGGTGATGCTGCCTGTGACGTTGGCCACCTTGAGTTTGGGGCGCGGCACCTGACCGTTGCCGTTGAACTCGAAGCCTTCGGCCTGGATGGGGAATGGTTCATACGTGTTGCCCTGCCAGACCACCTGACGACGCAGCTCATTGGTGCCCGCGTGAAACCGAACCACCCCCTCGTTGAAGAGAGACAGGTCCAGCACAAAGAGCTCGATGACCGCGCTCGGGGCCAGCTTCTGAATTTCTGAGGTAATCGCTTGGCTGGTCATGACAGATCAAACACTTGCCGGAATGTGGCGTGGATGTTTTCCAGATTGGGTTCTTCGATGCTGCGGCTCCACTCCTCACAGAGGAACTTGCCCGCAATGCCGCTTGGGGTGGTCCAGTCAAAGGACTGCACCGCGCCCCGTGCTCGCAAAAAGTTGTCGATCGCAGCAGCCTCTAGAGTGGACTTGCCCCGGAACTCGAGCGACCAGACCTCGGGTTGGGTGTTGATGCCGTAGGCCAGGCGCTGCTCGTAGCCATCCCCAAAGGAAACCTTGCGGACATTGGGTTTGACGGTGAGGGATGCCCCGATCGAGGCGATCCATGTGAATGTCGCCATGAGAGTCTTTCAATACATCACTGCCGACGCGGGTCCAACAGACCACCAGCCCGCTTTTGGTTGAGCAACTCCTGGCGCACCGCGCTGGAAATAGCCCGCCCCAGGTCCTTGCCCTCACCTGCGTTGGTGGTCACGCCGCCCTCGACCACATTGACCGAAACGTTGAAAACGTCCCCACCTCCGGAGGAGGACTGGTTCATGGTCACGGGGATGGAGCGGCCGTCTGGCAGCGGCACATAGGCCTCGGCCATGGAGCCCTCGCCAAAGACCGCCAACTGTGGCGTGGTGGCCACCCCGCCACTGGCATACGCCCGCAGCGGCAAAGGGCCAGAAGAGGTCATGACCCCGCCATCGGCAAAACCGAACAGACTTCCGAGTGCTTTGGCCATGGGCAGCGTGACCGCGCGCTGGATCTGGATGCGGATCAGGTCCGAGATGATGGAGGTAGCCAGCGACTTGAAGTCCAGCTTGCCGGTCATCACGAAATTGGTGAGCGCATCTGTCATGCCGTTGAAGGCCTTGGTGGTCACCGCCTCCATCTGCTTGCCCACCTGCTCGGTCTCTTCACCGAGGGTGCGCAGCGCCTTGGCAAACCCAGCGCCTGGGTCTGACAACTCCAGCGCTCGTTGACCCAGTAGCTTCGCGCCATCGGCCGCCTGACGGGCAGCTTCTTCAATGCGTCGGAAGGATTCGGCCAACTTGTCATTGCCCGGGGTGGCTTCCACCAGTTCCCGTGCCTTGGACGCGAAGTCGGCCAGCTCATCAGCACTGGACTTTCGCGCAGCCGACAGACGGCGCAATGCGTCGATCTCGCTGATCGAGCCGGTCTCGCGCAGAACCTTGATCTGCTCCTCGGTCGAGCGCAACTGACCCTGGCTCCTGGCCACCTGCTCCTGCAGGTCCTTGAGCGTTTCCCCCGGCAGCTTGATCTCGCGCTCGAGGTTGGACTGCTGGGCCTCGCGCTCGAGCTTTTCTCGGCGCATCGTGATCTCCGAGAGCTTGTCCTGGAGCTTCAATTTATCCTGAGTGGTCTTGGCCACAGTGGCCAAGCCCCGTTTCAGGATCGACTCTTCCTGCGCATACAGCTCGCCAAGACGGTCCGTGAATTCCTGCTGAGCGTTCAGCCGTGCCTCGCTCGCCTCCTTGTAGCTGATGTAACCCTGCCCCTCGTACAGGTCGATGATCTTTTGCCGGTCCTTGAGGAGACCCGTCTCGACATCCGTCAGCCCTTGCAGCTGCTTGATGTCGCTCTCGATCTTGGCCATGGCCGCAGCAGTGAGCGCGCCCGTGGCCGAGTTGTAGTTGAGCTTCGGTTTAGCTGCTTCACCTGCTGCTTCGGTCTCACCCCGGTTGATGGCGTCGAACCGTTCCTTGACCGCATCGGCCAAGAGCGGCATCTTCCACAAGTCAACGTAGGTCTGGTTGGCCTTCTCGACAATCGCATTGCGTTTTTCCAGTGCGGTCTTGAGGGTGGCCTGGTTCTCCTCGGAGAACGGGTTCAAGCCCTTGCCACCGGCCAAAAAGGTGCCAAGCAATTCGATGTCGGCCCAGACCGCCTCGAAGCTGCCCATGACCGCCTTGGCCATTTGGATCACACCGCGCAGCGCATCGATCACGATGGCAATGCCGTAGGCCGTGTCCTGCGCCCAGGTCTTGAGCGTGCCATCGTCGCGCAGCTTGACCATGGCTTCTGCCGTGTTGTGCGTGCCCAGCATCACAGCTTTGAGCTCGCCAACCAACTCTTCGAGGGCAGGCAGTGCCGCCGTCACGATGGTCTGGGCCACGAAGTTGTGCTCAGCGCGCATCCGGCCCATGGCCTTGGAAGCTTTTTCGGCCGACTCGATTTCTGCTTCGGTCAGCCGGATGTTGAGGTCCTGATTGGCGGCCAGATCCTTGAGGAAGGGCAGCAAGCCAGCACCTGACTTGCCGAACAGTTCGAGCGCAATGGCCGTCTTGCCCGCTCCGTCCTCAAAGTTGGACAGTTTCAGGGCAATGTCGTTCATGACCTCGGCTGGATCGCGCAGGTTGCCCCCTGCATCCTTGGCCTTGACACCCAGAAACTGCAGGGCCTGCGAGGCGCCTTTGGTCTCATCATCCACCCCGGCCAGCCCCTTGGAGAGCTTGGTCAGGCCCACGCCGATCTGCTCCATGGCAACACCTGAAATGGTGGCCACCGGCGCAAAGCCTGACAGGGCCGTGGCGCTCGCCCCGGTCTGCTCGGCCAGATCCTGCAGAGCAGCCACCGTTTCCAGCGTGTGCATGACCAGCTCTTTGAGCGCGCCCACCGATTCCACGCCAATGGCGATGGCAAAGGTGGTCTTGGCGACTTCGGCTACCTTCTCCAAAGAACCACGCATGGATTCGGCGTGGCGCTCCAACAGCAGCGCACTTTTGCCCAAATCCTCCCGGAAATCGGCCGTTTCCGCTGCGAGTTTAATCACCAGGGAGCCGATATCAGCCATGTTGCTTGCCTACGTTATGCGCGAACTTTGTGCGCGAACATGGCCTTGAAACGGGCCACATTGAGCTGGGTTTCATCTTGGATTGGGGGTTGCGTAGCCTTGGGCTTGTCCAGAAAGGGCATGAAGTCCTCAGGCCTGAACGGCCCCGCATCCTTGGCCCGGTGGGCATTGGCAAACGTGGAGGCCACCACACCGGACCTGTAATCGGCCCGGTAGTCACCAAAGGGCTCAAGCTGGTAGTACGCCATCCACTCAGTTAGCTCGTCCGAGCCCATCGATGCGAGCATCTCGCGCACCGGCAGGCCCAAAGCCAGCGCCAGCCGGAACACAAAGCGCCGCGAGGGATGGGCGATCAGTCGTTTTTTGCAGCGTCCACCTGATCGGCACCAATGCCGTTCAAGCGCTGAGACACAGCAAACACCCGGTCCAGTGCCTTGGCACTTTTGCCGCCCAGAGCTGCGATGTCACCATCGGTGAAGAGGCGGCTGCCCGTCTCATCGCACAGGGTCAGGGACACCAGGCGGGCACGGACGTTCTCAAGGCGGCCTTCCTTGCCAATCAAGCTGGCCTCGAAGGCATCACGGTCGGTACCGGTCATGGTGCGAACCTGCACCTCACCGCCCCACTCAGGGACTTGGACAGTTTCACGGGGCAGATCGTCGCTCTGCAGAATTTGTTCACGGGTCAACATGGGGATATCTCTTTAAGCTTCGGTGATGTCGCCATCGATTTCGATGGTCACGGAGGCCTGCACAACTGCATCCACACCGCCTTGCACGCTGAAGTGCGTGACATAGCCGTAGAAGGTCCAAGTGGCAGGATTGGTGTCGGTAAAAGTGATCTTGAACTGACGTCGTACCCGGTTGGCACGATCGGTTCTCAAGCCTTGGTGCACCAGATCGTCCGGGTTGTAGTGCAGGGTCAGAGACAACTGACCCTCGTCACGCAGGCCCACGCGCTTTTCCTTGGCGGTGGAGGCCAGATTGGTGACATCGATCACGGCGGCCTGGCCGCCCGGTCCCTGAAACGAGACCACGTTGGGGATGGTTTCAAAGGCGGTGGTGCCAAACCGGGCAATGGCAATGCCTTGCGCGGTGATTGCGGTGCTGCTCATGCATGCGCTCCTTGTTTCATGGTGAAC